TTGTACTTTCTGAGCAGCTTTACGTAGCCTGGAAGGTCTACGTCTTGCATTTCCATCAAGTACTTCGGACAGTAACCTGTCTCTACCAGCATGCGATTTAACGCAATCCCATTGATCATATTAGAGATCGCGTCACTGGCCCAAAGATGGTCAGCTAGGGTGCTTGGCGGAAGTTCTGAGCTTGTTGGCTGGTTCATTAGCTTGCCTCTTGGCTGTTTCTCGGAGGAGCTGTTTCAGCTCATAGTTCTCTTGAGTTAAGTCGTCGATGACTTTTTGAGACGCGCTGACCGTGCGCTCTAGCTGCTTGAGATAAGTAGCTCTGCTCATGAACTTCTCCGTCGAATTGTCTAAACGATTGCTCGTTCGTGACTATTTAAGGTGCAGCTTCAGAAAGCTAGCTTCAGCTCCTTAGATTCCCAGCTCCTCGGCGATCTGCTTTAAATATCGGACGGTCTCGGGATCCCTCTCGAGCATGATCGCCCACCAGTCAACTCCGATCGAGCTCATCAAAAACGAACGGTCTACGTGGTGAAGCTCAGATACCCAGCTCTTGAAGCTCTTAGAGCAGAAGAGAAGCCAAGGAGAAAAGCGACGCTGTTGAATTAGCTCGACCACTTGACCCACGGGCAGCTTAGCAAAAACTTCTCCATACTCACAGCCAAACCCCTCGGCCAGCGTCATGATCGTTTCGATCGTTCTAGTAGCCTGCTCGATCGGTGGAGCTAGCTTGTTCATGTAATCTAGGTAGATTTGGTAGGGTTCGTTGCGTCTCCAGAGCGCAGGAGCGAGCTTCTGTTCAACCATCAGCGTAACGTAGCGCTCTGGATCTGCGATGCCTGTCTCCTTAACCCACCTAGCAAAGCTGACGAAAGATCCGTAGTATGCGGAGGTGCAGAATACTTCGATCGAAGGGCACTTCCTCTTCTGCTTCTCAAGCCACAGCTTGTAAAATCCGTAGGCCTGCTGCCCAACGAGCGTCTGAATCTCCTTAGCACGGATCATCGGAGTGCATTCGTGTCGCATGAACACACGTTCAGAGCGCATTCCCTTCTTACAGTACTTACAGACGTAAGTAGCATCAGACATCACTTAATCTCTTTCTTAAGCTCGTTCAACTCTTCCTTCTGTAGCCCGTGTAGCTCTCCTAGCTCTAGAATTTCCTCCGGAGAGAACAGCCTCCTAGAGTCCTCGGCTTCCTTGAGCGTCAGGTGGTAGTGTGCAGCGATCAGCTCTACTGAGCGCTTGCTCTTCTTAGAACTACCGCTCACCTTGTAGTTGATCCAGCTGTGCCGTCTCGTAGCTCCCTGACAGCAAACCTGCAGCAGTTTAAAGAGCAGCTCTGGGTGGTTAGGCAGAGAGAAGATAGAAACGTTAACGATCTCGTTTAAGAAGATGAGCTGTGCTGGATCATCGGTTCCTGCAAGCCACCTCATTACGACAAGAGGTGAGAACTCTTTCTTTTGCTCATCGGTCAGCTTTTCCCACAGGGAGTAGTCCTTGCGGTTGAACTGATCTAAGAGCCAGAAGATGTCTAGCGCTCTTTCTTTTGTCGCCATCTACGAATCCTGCTAATTGCATCTGCTACGACGAGCACCATCACCGAAATGATGATCAGCCCTGTAGCTAGAGCTGCCAAGCTTTGATCATTCTCTATGAGGTATAAAACGCCGATCGTGCTCATCAACTTACCATGCTAAACAGCTTGATCATCGTCGCCTCAAAGTTAAGGTGAGGGATCGCCGTTAGTCCGTGCTTGTAGACTCCGTCATTGACGATCACCAGAGCTTGCTCGTAGGCTCCAACATCCCTTGCGAGCTTAGGGTGTTTCTGTAGATTTTTATAGAGAAATTCATAAACTTCAGCAAGCTGTTCGGTAGTGCACTGCTCTGACACCAGCTTACGAAGCTCACGAAGGTTACCTGCCATGATCAGGTCAAGCAGCTTGAACTGATAGTCATCGCCGTCACCGTCTAGCACAGGAGCGGTTAGCGCACCGTTAACCGTGTTGAGCTGCAGGTTATTGATGATCTTACGAATGTCTGGGTATGCTTGTGAGACGTACTTATCGACGGTATCTGGATCGAAGGAGACACCTTCGCAGGTTAGAATCTCGAACATTCTAACGAGCACATCGTCTCGGCTAGGTGCTTTAAAGCGAAGGTGCTGGAAGCGAGACTTGATCGCCGGGATGATCTTGTGCTCATAGTTGCATGTGGCGATGAAGCGACAGTTGTCAGCGTTTTCCTCCATCACCGCACGGAGCATGCCTTGTGCGGCCTGAGACATGTAGTCAAACTCTTCAAGCTTGACCGCCTTGATCTTCCCGATCGGGTAGGTTCCTGCAAAGTTGAGAATGGTATCTCGGATGTAGTCTACGCCGGTCTTGTCGGAGGCGTTAATTCTCAGAATGTCAGCCTCATCTACCTGCAGCTCGTTGAGCAAAATTTCAGCGATCGTCGTCTTACCCGATCCCTGCGTTCCTGTTAGGAGAAGGTGAGGAAGATCTTGGTCGGCGAGAATGCGAAGGATCTGGTCACGCTGTGACTCATTTTGAAAGACGTACCCTTCTAGCGTCTTCGGGCGATATGCCTCGGTCCAAAGCTTTTTAGCAGCCAACTGTGAGCTCCAAGTAGTAATTACTTGGAGATTATATTTCCTCAGCTTCTCTGATAGAATTTTTAGAAGCTACTAAGACGTAGTTAGGAGATGACCAGGGATCATCAGCTTTAATCCACCTGTCCTTCTGATCATCAAAAACGTAGGTATGAATTTTGTTACTAGCTAGAAGCTTTTTCCAGGTCTTTTCACCGTCTGGCGTTTGAGTATGCCCAGAAAATAGCACAAATTCATCCTCAAGAAGGAGCTTGTAGAAGGCTAAACCTATACCCATTCCACGAAGCTTTTCTCGTAGCCCGATCTCAGAAATGATGTACCCATCAACTCCTCCAAGTTTAGCTTTGTGCAAGACTGCATAGCCTAGAGGAGTTCGACTCTTAAGAAATGTAAACAGCTTCTCATGGGATGAAGCTCCGTCACCCCAAAGAACTTCTACATCTCCGAGGTGGCTAAAGTTTCGACGATTCTTTGCGCTTAGAGCTCGTTCAATTCCTCTTTTGATGAGATCGTCATTGAGTTCTTTTTGGTCAATACGCTGAATCTCAGAGAGCTTCATATCTCGTATCCTACTAGCTTCTCATACTCGTGTTTGTATCTACTCTTCGAGATCGCCGGTTCGCCTAGCTTGAAGGGTCCCTTTAGGACATTACTAGCGTACAAGTACGAGTAGTATGTACTCTTACTAATCGCAGGCTCTCCTAGCTTGAAAGGTCCCTTGAGGACGTAATAAGCGTAATGGTAAGAGTAGTGTCCACTCTTCGCGATCGCTGGCTCACTTAGCTTGAACGGTCTCTTTAGGACATCACGAGCGTACAAGTAAGAGTACCTTGCGCTCTTAGCGATCGCAGGCTCTCCTAGCTTGAATGGGCCTTCGAGGACATACTTAGCGTACGCGTAAGAGTACTCTGCGCTCTTAGCGATCGCCTTCTCTCGTTTTTTGAGCTCCACCGGATTATTCTCGTACTTATCCCAAAAGACTTCGACGACTCGATCTTGAGCGGTCTTGTGATGCTCTAGCTTGTGCGGTTCGTCGTGTAGATCGTAGAGGTTCATCAGTAAGTCGTGTATGGCTCGTCTGAGACTGCCATGATCTTGTCTTCGTCGGTCTTCCAATAGCGCACGTCATCTACGTAGAAACCATTGGTCCACATACCATGTTCGATCAGAATGTAGTCTCCTGGCTTAACGGCGTCGACATCGTCACCTACGTGGGTAACGTGTCCCCAACGGGCGACTTGACCCTGGGTCGAGTCTTGTGAAGAAATGATGATGCCAGCCTTGCTGGAGTTAACGAAGCGATCTTGAGTAGTCTTCTCGACAAACTTAAAGATCACGTTATTGCTGTGAGTCTCAATTTTCATGCTTCTCTTTCTCGAATACTTCTAGTATGTGTT